CCGGCGCCGGCGACGGCTCCGGCTACGGCGACGGCTCCGGCTACGGCTACGGCGCCGGCGACGGCTCCGGCTACGGCGACGGCGACGGCTCCGGCTACGGCGACGGCGACGGCTCCGGCTGATCCCTGGTGTCGCCCGGCGGGCTCGCAGCCTTCGGGCCTCGCATCCGCCGGGCGACACCCCTTTTCCCTTCAACAGAGCTGGACAATGAACGACCTCTTCGACGGAACACCGATCAAGGCCCTGACACTCTGGCAGCCGTGGGCCAGCCTGATGGCGGCCGGGCTCAAGATCCATGAGACCCGACACTGGGCGACGTCCTACCGGGGCCTGATCGGCATTCACGCCGGGCTGACGGTCGATGTCGCGGGCGCACCTTACGACCTGACCCGCGCCGCCTTCGGCCACCTGTGGCACGAACAGTTGCCGCGCGGGGCCATGCTGGCGATCGGGCGGCTCACGGCCTGCGTCCAGGCCGAAACCCTCGCGCCTTCACTCACCCGCGCCGACCGGGCGGCGGGCAACTATGCCATCGGCCGCTTCGCCTGGCGCATCGACAACATCCAGCCCCTGATCGAGCCTCTGCCCATGGCCGGGCGGCAGGGTCTCTACAGCTGGACCCCGCCCGAGGGGCTGGCCGCCAACCTTGGCCCCGTCGTGGATCATCAGGCCACATGCCAGCGTCTGGGGTGGCTTGCATGACCACCCCGCGCGCCATCGGCGGCCATCACTCTGCCCGGGCGGGCACCACGACCTGGCTGACCCCGCCGCACATCATCCCGGCGCTGGGCGGGGCCCTGTCGTTCGATCTGGACCCGTGCGCGGCGCCCGCACCGCGTCCGTGGGCCACCGCGCGCAGCATGAACGCCGAGGCAGACGGCGACGGCCTGGCGATGCAATGGGATGGCCGGGTCTGGCTGAACCCGCCCTATTCCAGCAGCGAGATTGCCGCTTGGCTGGGGCGGCTGGCAGACCACGGCACCGGCACCGCCCTGATCTTCGCGCGGACCGAGACCGAGGCTTTCCAGCGCCATGTCTGGGACCGGGCCTCGGGCCTGCTGTTCCTCGCCGGGCGCCTCTACTTCCACCACCCCGACGGCACGCGCGGACGGGCCAATGCGGGTGCTCCCTCGGTCCTGTGCGCCTATGGGCCGGGCGATCTGGACCGGCTGGCCTGCGCGGAACTCCCCGGCGCGCTGGTGCCGCTGCGCTTTGCCCGCTTCGCCCTGGTCACGGGGCTGGACCTCAGCTGGTCTCAGGTGATGCGGGAATGGATCGCCTGCCAGCCCGGCCCTGTCAGCGTGTCCGACGCCTATCGCTTCTTCGCCCGCCACCCCAAGGCTCGCAGCAACCCCAACTGGCGCGCCAAGGTCCGCCAGAAGCTGGCCCATGTCGCCGAGCGGATCGACCGCAACACCTATGTCCCGAGGATCGCATGACCGAACGCCCCATCCTGTTCAGCGGCCCAATGGTCCGCGCCCTGCTGGACGGCAGGAAGACCCAGACGCGGCGCGTAGTGAAGCCGCAGCCGTTCAAGATCGACGGCGAGTGGTGGATCGACGCCCGCAAGAATGAGGCCTGCCGACTGGACGACTATGTCGCCCACCGCATCGGCTGCCCGCCCTATCATGTCGGCGATCGGCTGTGGGTGAAGGAGACGTGGGCCGACGTAAACCTCGAGGGCGGCCCGGGCATCGCCTATCGGGCAAACGGGGCAGTTCGCGATCTGATGGAGGATGAGACCTTCCTCGATGAGCGGGGGGCATTCGACTATGACGACCGGCGCCTGCGCTTTGGCCAGAACGGTCTCCGCTTCTGCGTCTGGTCGTCCGACCTCGTGTCGGGGGTCGAAGGCTCTTGGCGATCATCCATCCACATGCCCCGCTGGGCCGCCCGCCTGACGCTGGCCATCACCGACGTCCGCGTCGAGCGCCTGCAGGACATCAGCGAGGCCGACGCCAAGGCCGAGGGCGTAGAGCAAGAGCGGATCGGCACAGCCAGAAACCCCAGCTGGCTGACCTTCAAATCGTCCTTTGCCCAGCTCTGGGACCACATCAACGGCAACGGCACTTGGGGCGAGAACCCGTGGGTGTGGGCCGTCACTTTCGAGGTGGAGCGGGCGTCATGATCATCGTCACCGTTCACCTCGCCAGCGCGATCGATGGCCGGACGCAACAGCTGGCCCGCATGCACATTTGCAATGATGGCGAGGCCACCCTGCAGAACCCCCGCCTCGGCGACTACGTCGGCGAAACCTTCGTCGGCCGTGACGCGGCGACTCTGGCGCAGGGCCGGGTGTCGAAGCGGGGCGCGGTGCGCGGCTGGCGGCGCCATGACTATCACGTCTGGAACCTGGTACGCCGGATGCTCGAGGCTATGGGCTATGACAAGGGCGCTTCCCCGGCCGGGGCAGCGCGGACGGCGTTCGCGGATCTCCCGCTGATCGACGACGGATCCGACACCCTGCGCATGGCCGAGGCGATCAGCCTGCTGGAACGCGCCATCCGCGAGCCCGTCCCCGACGCGGTGATCTCTGCATCCCGCACGACGCCGACGCGATACCGAAAGGCCGTGGACGACACGCGGGGCTGGGTGAGCGCTGCGAAGGCCTTTGTCGATCGACACCGGTTTGCAGGGGCGGATGACGGCGACGCCGGCACCGCAGTCGACCTGTGCGAACGGGTGGACACCCGGGTCCGAGCGGTCATGTCCGATGAGATTCAACAAGCCATGGCCCAGGGCCTCGACATCGACCAAGCCTTCCAGGGCGTCAGTGGCGGGGTGCTGGGCGCCCTGCTGGGGGCGGCCTGGATTAACCGCGCGCCCGGATCGACACCCGATCAGGTGGCCGATCATCTGCACGCGGGGATCCGTGGCGTGCTGGCCCAGATCGAACGCGAAGACGCAGCCCGGGACGGCGCCTGACCATGTCTGCCGTCGACCGCATTCCCACGATCGGCCCGATCACCGAGGCCCGGATCCAGGCGGCCTTCGCCGAGGCGTGCGTGATCACGGCCGACGCCGCCTGCGGCCTGATCGGGTGCGATCCCCGGACCCTGCGCGAGATGACCGACGCCGGCATCATCCGGGCCGTGCGCAAGGGGGCCGGAAAGACGCGCGGCTACACCGAAGGTGACATCCGCGCATATCTGACAGAGAGTGCCGCGCCATGTCCGTCTACAAGCCCGCCAAAAGCCCGTATTTCCAGTACGACTTCCAGATCAAGGGTCGTCGATTTCACGGCTCGACGGGCGTCGAAACGCGCCGCGCAGCTGAAGAAGTAGAGCGCCGGATCCGCCGCGCCGCCTCGCTGGGCGAGCTGGACGACGCCAGCCTCATGACCCTCGATCAGGCCGCCGGCCGCTGGTGGGATGAGCATGGCTGCACCCTGAAGGGCGGCGACCGCCTCGAGGCGCGGATCGAGCGCGTCGTCACACTGATTGGGCCGTCGACACCCCTGCGCGACATCACCACCAAGGTCATCGCCCGGGCGATCGAGCGGCGCCGGGGCCAGGCACGGATCCATTCCTCGGCCGAGGGGGCGCGCCAGTACCTGCCCAGCGATTCCACCGTCAACCGGGACATGATCGACAGCCTGCGGCCTATCCTGAACCGCGCCCGCCGCACTTGGGAGGCCAAGCTGCCCGAGATCGACTGGGCCGCCCTGCGCAGGGCCGAGCCCAAACCTCGGCCGACCGAGTTCGCCGGCGATGAGTTTGAGCGGATGCTGGCAGAGGTGCGGCCCCACTGGCACCCCATGATCGACTTCGCCCGCAAGTACGGCGTGCGCCTGGGCGAGCTGTTCTTCAGCCTCGACGATCTGGACGTCTCCAACCCCGACGACGCGCGCGTCAAGCTGCGCGAGCGCAAGGGCGGCGATGAACACGTCATCCCGCTTCTGGCCGAGGACGCCGCCATGATGGCCGCGCGCCTCGGCCGGGCAAGCGCGGCGGGGCTCGACACGATATGGTTTCGGGAGAAACGCCTGTCAGGCCCAGGCGGCAAGCTGATCCTCAAGCCCCTCACCTATGGCGGGCTCGAGATCGCGGTCCGGCGCGCCATGACCCGGTCGGGCCTGCGCGCCTCAAAGGGCATGCGCGGGATCCACGCCACACGCCACCACGCCGCTATGCAGACCCTTCGCAAAACGAAGAACCTACGGGTCGCCCAGCTGCTGCTGGGCCATGCCGACATCAAGTCGACGATGGTCTACGCCCACGCGATCGAGGACGACGTCCGGAACGCGCTGGCAGAGGTTCACCGCGAAAATTTGCTGGATGAAGCATCGACGGCCAGCCCGAGTCCACGATCGGGAACGGCGTCGGCAACAGCTGAGTGACGGCCTACCCTTGACCAGCCGGGATGGATTCCAGCTGGGCCCGTAGCAACCGCTCGACGAAGGCATGCATGGGGTCCAAATCAGCGACCCCTGCGGCGGCAATAGCTTGGTCCGCATGCGCCAAAGCCGCTTCGTATTCATCTCGGTTGCTGGTGATCAGATCGATCAATGTGACTGAGCCGGGCAGCATGAACCCATATTTCAGATTGACGCAGGCATAGGCGAAGGCCCTGGCCGTTCGGCCATTGCCATTCTTGAACGGATGCACCCAGTTGATGCGCCAAAGGGCGTAGGCAGCCACCTGGACGGCCGACGCATTGGGCCACATGGCGGCCATCTCGGCTTCGAAAGCTTCCATGAGGCCGGGGACCGCGGCGAACGCCGGAGGGTGGTATTCGCCTCCGTCGCGACGTCGCACCAACACGTCACAAGTTCGATACCGACCCGGCTGCCGAAGCAAGAGCAACGTTCCAGTTCGGTGAAGCTCAAGCAATATTTCTTGCCCAGGCGGTATTGCGCACTCGGCTCCAGGAGTCTGGTCGTGATGGGTCAGGAATCTGACCAGAGCTTCAATTACGTTCGCTTGGTTTGCCTGATTGAGGACCTCGATCTCATGGGCATCGGCGCCGTTGATCAACTCCCAGTTTGCATCAAACATCGGTCACCAAAAAAGGCCGCCCGAGGAATCGGACGGCCTTTTATACAACTGCTCAGCTAAAACAGAAACTTAAGGGTGAGCGGCCTCGCGGCCTTCGACTTCATCCAAAACTTCCTCAACCTTTTCAACCGTGAGCGTGGAGCTACGCCCCCGAAGACCCATGATCATGCTCACGCGCTGAGCACGGCGTTCAGTCGGGGTCATTTTGTGATTGCGGGCCCGGTCAACGAGCTGATCCAACGTGAGTGAGTGAGCCATAACATGTCCCTCTGTGCACCCGTCCATTCTCATGATGAACTAAGAGCGGTTCGCAGGTCGCAGGGTTCCACTGCAACCTTTCGATACCGTTATCAGAGAGTGAGTCCAACGTGAATAGGCCCGCACTCGATTGCGTATCAGCAGTGTCCATTTCGACGCTGCCGCCCATTTGAATGCCTATCCAGGAAGCAGGGCTCTGGACCAAGCCCCGGAATAGTCCCGGACGGACCGAAACGTCACTCTGAATGGCCTCATAAGATCAGTCTGTTGGCGGCTCGGGATCAGGCCGTTCATAACCCACAGGTCGGCGGTTCAAGTCCGCCTCCAGCCACCATCTTTCCCCGAACTATCAAGGGGATAGACGACGAAGGCCACGGCGTCCTCCTCCGAAAAGCGGGACAAAAAGGGACCGGATGTCCCGGTTCGGGAGGAAAAGTCCCGGAATAGTCCCGAACCGGGTTCACGCCACGTTCCCGCGCCACCGTGTCATACCAACCGCGCCTGCCCCGCTGCCGGCGTCAGATCCACACCCCTACCGATCAGCAGCTCGGGGGGCGACTGGGCCTTGTCGACGTCCACCATGAAAACAGGATGTGGAAGAAGCCCTCCAACGGCTGGACCATCGCGCTCGGGCACGTCTAGGGTCCGCACCGAGCCCGCGCGGCGACATGCACCGGGCACACCATCGGATCAGGACGAGGGCGCCATGGGTTTCATCTATACCAATGAGGGGAATTACATCCCGCTTTCCGACGTCCAGTCCGCGCGCCCCACTCCCGATGACACCGTTCGCCTTGAACTGCGGGGCGGCGACCGCGCCACGGTTTCCGGTCGCTTCTGGAACGAGGCGCTGCAGCTGCACGGCGGGTCATCATTCCCCGCGGGGCCAGGATACTTCCGCCTTGAGTCCACAACAGATGAAGATGATCAGCGCGTGATCAACCAGGAACCGGTCATTGGCTGGGTCGTCAGCACCATGGGGAGCGCGATCCCGGTGACCGCTCAGGGCATCGATCTGAACCTTCGCTCGGTCTTGGTGCCCGACGGCCGGGTAATTGCTGGCGACGGCTGGCATGACAACCTTGAGGCCTGGAAGGCCCAGTGGGCATAGCCCGTGCAGGTCTCTGACCTGCAGAAAAGCGGCCATCCGGTGATCTGGGACTGCGAGGTCTGCCGGCGCACCGGCCCGGTCGACCTGGCGGCAATAGCCGAGGCCAAGGGCCCGCTCTACTCCCTGGCCAACCGCCGACCCCGATGCCGACAGGCCGGATGCGCGGGCCGAGTCCGCTTTCGCATCCGCCGTGGGCTGTGGCACAGCGACCTCGACACCATACCGCCCGCCAGTGACGCCTGGTGGAGCTATCAGGAAACCGAACGCGACCGCCTCAAAGCGGCAGGCTATCGCCTGGTCGACGGACATTGGCTTCCATCCTGACCGCCAGGCGCATCACGTTCAGGGTTGATTCGGATGGCGTCTGAGCGCCGAAGGGGCCGACCAGTCAGCGCCGCACACAAATCCTGTTGATCGCGCGGGTCAGAACTATCTGATTTCCAAGCGGGTCTGGGAATGCAACCCCTTGTGATCTGTGGATAGAGCGAAAACGGCGCTCGATCGGCGTGCGACTCGCGCATGATGTTCTGGTCAACGGCAAAGGCCCGCCGGGGGTCGATCCCGACGGGCCTGTTCCCGCCGCGGACTGGCAGGAGTGGGACCCGGCTGGCGATTACGATCGTCAGCCGGGTTTTCTGAGGGTGCCCCTGCACTCGATGACTGGCAACAAGAAAAGGCCCCTCCCCGCGAAGGGAGGGGCCTTTGCCGGGGATATCCCTAATCTCTGACAACCTCTCCTGCCACCCGTAACCGCCCTACCTCTTGACCTTCGCCACCTCCGCCGCCCAGCGCGCATTCTGAAGCTGCTGCTCGATCACCGTGTTGACGGCCAGCTGACGGCGACTGTCGCACTCGGCGATTTGCAGGCCTCGGATGTTAAAGCCCGCCTCGAGGTCCGCCATCGTCGGATTGGCGGGCAGGCGGTACACCGGGCACCGCTGGGTCGCCGCCTGGGGCAGATCCACCTTCGGCGCGGTCGGGGGCGCAGGCGGGCGCATAAAGGTGGCACAGCCGCTCGCCAGCGATGCGCAGGCGCTCAGCACGGTCAGGGTCAACAGGCGTTTCCGCATCAGAGGCTCTCCGGGCTTCATCGACCGCAGTGGCGGCCGTCTCGCGCAGGGTGATGACCTCGCGCGTATGGGTTTCGATCCGCTCGACCTGTCGGATGGCGGCCTCGGCCGTCAGCTGGTCGGCGATGGCGCTCATCTCGGCGTCGATCCGGTCCGCTTCCGATCGCTCCAGCTTGCTTTCGTCCGACCACGGCCACCACGCCGTCAGCTGGTCCAGCCGGTCGACGGCCAGCCACGCGAAGATGGCCAGGGCCACGGCCGGGACCACCACCTTGGCCCAGCCGGGGATCCATGCCCGGCCGGGGAAGATCTGCAGGCCGCTCACCCCGCAATCCCCGCCGTGTATCGCGTCCGGCCGGCCACACGGCGCGCGGTCAAGGCCTGCCGGCGATCGCCGGGACCAAAGCCGATATGCACCCACTCCCCGAACTCCTCGATTACCTGGTCATAGGCGGTCAGATGCTTGGCCAGATGCGCGGCCACCTTGGTTGAGGGCCCGAACCCGGGGCAGATGAAGTCGACGGCATGGCCGGTCATATGGGCCGAGGTGCGCGACCCCCGGACCGCCTTGTTCACCTCGGGGCTGCGATAGCCCGACAGCACGATGATCGGCTTGTTGCCCAGCAGGGCCCGGACCGTCTCCATCCGCGCGGCCGTGGCGGTCAGCACAGCCAGGGCGGCCCCCTTGGGCACGTTCGACAGGCCCAGCCGCGCGCCCGTGGCGCTGACGGTCAGTTCTTCCAGGGTGAAGTGCGGCGACAGCGTGGTCGTCATCGGGATCTCCTTCGGTTTTCAGGAATGGCGACGAACGGCGTTCGTCAGTAACCTCGGCCCATGTTCGGCCTCTCCCCCCAGACGATCGGCTTCCTCGAGGTCATGGCCGGCGGCCTCGGCCTCTACTTCGCCCTGGGCGGGTTCGGCCGGGCGCGCGGCCACGGCTGGCGATCGCGCGGCGACCGCATCAACGCCTGGGGCCTGCTGATCTTCAGCGGCCTGTTGGTGCTTAATGGCCTTGTTTTCTGGCTCGGGCTTTAGCCTCGGCCATCGGGATCACTACGGGCCCCAGCTGCCCGTCCAGCCGGTCAATGGCCCGCAACAGAGACGCCCCGTGCGTGGCCCACAGATTGATCAGGATCCCGGCCAGGAACATCAGATCCGCCAGCCCCGGCTCATGGCCCAGAAACCGCATCGGGCCACTCCACGCCAGCCCTGCGGCCATGGCACACAGGCCGACCCGCTGGCCCAGTGTCAGGCGGGTGCCCCAGCCGAACATCAGCAGCACCACCCCCATGACGATCAGGCCCCCGATCAGGGCCGCGACGATCGACGTCATCATTTGCCTTCTCCTTCGGGGCCTGCACCGCCCGTGATGATCACACCCCCCACCTGCACGCGCACCAGCTTCAGCGGGTCGGCGCTGTACTTCTTTGCCGCCTGGGCCAGACCCGACAGCACGATCATGCCAAAGGCCCCGCAGGCGAATCCGATGACCGCCACGACCGACCGGGGCAGCTCATCCCCCGGCCAGAACAGGGCCGCGAGGTCGCAAAGCGCCGGCGCAATCCACAGCGCGGCCGCCAGCCCGGCCCCGGCCGAGACCAGCTTGCCCCGGATCGTCAGCCGCTCGCCAAAGGCCATCGACAGCACCGCCCCGCCAAAGACCGGCGCATAGGGCGCAAAATGTCGAACCGCCTCGGCGATCGGCCCGCCGGGCGTGGGTGTCTCGGCCATCGGGCCCTCCGCTTGTCAGTCAGTGTGAAAACGCCGCTCTGCGGCTTGATCGGCGAGCAAGCGCCACCATTTCGACAGGCATCCGCAATCCCACACGCCTGCCGATGGCCATCGACCTGCCGATCTGCGACGCTCAGGGCCGCAGAGGGAGATCACGGCCATGGCATCCAGCGAGCTGAAGACAAGCGAAGAGTTTGTCCGGCGAAAGCGCACGACGCTCCTGTTCGCATCGGCGCTGATCGTTCTGGCTTTCATCACGACCGGCGAAGCGGGATCGCCCGCACAGGTGCCCTTGCCACTCCTCGGGGCGGTCAGCATGGAGCGAACGGTCGCCGTCTGGATGCTCTGGGTGGGATTGCTCTACTACCTCGCGGGCTTCGTCCTGGAAGCACGGGTGATCGCGAGGGACAGCAGCGCGGCGATGAATGCGACGACGGTCAAAGAGATCGACGGCGTCGCAGAAGATATGAAACGGGTGCTGGCCCAGACTGAGGTGGACCTCGCGACCCTCGGTGAACATCTGCGCGACACCTGGCCGCCTCCCCTCAAAAAACTTCAGGCCATTGTCGAGGCGCCCTGCCAGCCGGACGAGGAAGGCATGCTGGAGCGCATCCTTGACTACTTGCGGGGAATGCACACGGCCGCGCCATCCAGGACGGACGTTCAGTCGGCAATCCAGGACGCCATGCGGTTCTGGCACCCAAAACACGACACCCTGCGCGAGGCCGCATCAGGATCGCATCAGACGCTGACGCGCCTTGTCGATCTCGTCGGGCATGTCGAGGCGACAACAGCCAGAATCCAGAAAGAGGTGGCCGCCGCCCAGCTCAGCTATCGCCGACTTCGAAAGGACCTGGCGTTCGAGCGTCGGTTTGGATTCTGGGCCTGGCAGGTTGGAGGCGTGACCGCGACCTGCCTGGTCGCGACGGCCCTGGGCCCCGGCGCGCTGATCGTTTCCACGTTCTTTCGCGCGCCGGGATGACCGCCGACCTTCGGGCAAGGACCTACTTGGCGTCGTCGGCGGTTGCGCTATTCAGATAGGTGCAGATCTCCCCGGTCACCCAGGGCTGCCCGAGAAGCGGCAGAGCGCCCTCGATCAGCTTGACCTCACCCGCATCCAGTTCCAGCTCGGCCGCGCCTTTCAGCCGCTTTGCCAGCTCGTATCGCTCCATGCTCTCAGTAAGGGACAACACCTGGTGGGGCGGGTTCAGCAGCACGGCTTGACTGATGATCTCGGCGGCCGTCATCGGCACGGCGCCGCCAGGGGTCGGCTTCATCACATAGCCACCGTCGACGGTCTGAACATGGCGGGACAGGTTGTATTTCATGGAATATCTCCATTGGTCTGAGGGTTGGTTGAAGGGATGGATCAGGCGGCCCGCTGGCGCAGGAAGCCGTTGACGTCGCGCCAGGCCTGGCCGGCGACGACGCCGGCCGCCGCGGCCGCCGCGTCGTCTGCAAAGCCGGACGTGGCGCCGGGGATGTCGATGTGTTTCAGGACGTCGGAGCGAAGGTTCAGCGACTTGGTGGTGAAGCTGCCCCACATCAGATGCGCCGTCAGCGCATCGGAGTTGCCCAGGTAGAATTCGCCGCTTTGCACTCTGCCGTAGCCTGCGAGCTTGCCGAGACACACAGCGCCGACGACTGTGACGGGGCTGGCTTCCCCTGTGTCGTTACGCGCGCCGGCGCGCCAGCCCATGAACAGGCAGTCCGTACCGCGCACATTATAGCCGTGCTGGAAACCGTTGCCCGTGTTTCGCAGGCTGATATGGCTGTCTTCGAGCAGCAGGAAGAATCCGTCGACGCCATGGCTCTCCGTCTGCAGGGCTTGCTTGGCGCCATAATGGTTGCGATCGCCCGACAGGCCGGATTCGCTGACGATGCGGAAGTCGCCACCGCCCAGCACGCTGGTGCTGGCCATGATCAGATCGCCGCTGACATTGGCCTTGAACGCCTTGGCGGTGCGCAGCGACTCATTGCCCCAGACGATCGCCCGCCCGGTGCCGTCTTCCGGACTGTCGGACATGGTGAACCGTCCGCCGCCGATCAGATAGGTGACGTTGCCCAGTTTGCGGAACGCCTGCTCCGCCATAACGAAGACGCCGGTAAACTCCGCGTCCTTGACGGTTTTGGCATTGAGGACATGGCGGCCCAGGATCACCGCGCCGTTGATCTCTATGCCCGAGAAGGCGGCATCCACGCCGGCAACAACGAAGCCCGCGCCGCGCTCTACATTGTGGGCGGCCTGATAGCAGAACGCGGCCCCGCTGTGCGCATCATTGGGTCCTGACGCGTCCTTGCCGAACTTGTAGAGCGCCCCATAGCCAAAGGCGTCGGAGGCATAGATGTGCTCGGCAAAGACGAAGATGTTCTGGCCGAAACCGGTGGACGTATCTCCGTTCTTGGAGCCCGCCGCCGAGTTGAGCATCAGCGGAGCCAGCGACCCATAGAGGGTGGTCCCTGACACCGAATTGAACACACCAGGACCGCCGATCTGCACCTTGTATTGCAGCACGCCAGACGCTTTCAGGTACAGGGTGCGGGCAAAGCCCTTGGTCTCATCCGCCAGGACCATGATCAGGTCGCCATTCGCGGTCACGCCGGCGTTGGCGAGAGCCTTGGTATCGAAGGTCTTGACGACGCCCGCCAGAGCAAGCGCCGCCTGCGACGCCTCCAGCGCCGCCGCCGCGCTGTTCGCATGGCCCGCCGCAGCGGACTGCGCGGCCTGCGCCAGCACGACCGCTGCATCGACATTCTCCGCAGCCGTAAGGACCGCGGCCAGGTCCGCCGCAAAGCTCGACGGCAAGGCCAGGCCGGTGATCGACCACGAACCGGCCCCGGACGCGCCGACCTTCACATAGATCCCATTATAGGCCGCCGTCGCGTCATTATAGACGACCGCCAGCACGTCGGCGGCATGCGCCAGGTCGGCATACAGTAGCGACCGGGTCGCCTTTTTTACCGTGATGGCGCCGTTCACACCCAAGGACGCCAGAGCGGCGTCAATAACAGCGAACACCGCGCGAATGTCAGTTTTCAGCGGCTCGTGATCCCCCGACGAGGGGACGCCGGCGACGGCGAAATCTCGCACGGCACTATTGGCCGCGTCCGTGATGGCGGTCATGAGATGGCTCCATATTGTCAGAAGATGCAGACGGGCCGGCCGGCGGGCCGCCGTCAGGAAACGGTGATCTCGACCGGACCGGCCGGGTCGGACGGCACATCGTCGATGTTCTCGGCCGCGGCCCAATAGCGATAGGTGGCCGCCGTCGGCGCGAGATCGTCGAACTGGATCAGCACCCCGGGGGGCGCCGTCAGCTCACCCGACACATCGACGGCGTCTTCAAAGTCTTCCGTCGACAGGGCCCGCAGCACCCGGCCGTGGTGCGCGGTGATCGAGAAGCTGACCCGCACATCCGAGCCGACCATGCCGATGACCAGACCGCTCGGCACAGGCACGACGGCAGGCGGCGGCGCGACGGACGTGTCAGCCGTCACGGTCGCCGACCACAGGGTCGATCCGGCGCCGGTCTGAAAGCCTATGGCCACATCCAGGGATGCTACCGCCGCGACAAACCCGGAACTGCCGATGAACGGCGACCCCGCCGCCTCATCGGCGACCTCGCCCACGCTCCAGCTGTCCTCGCCCGTCTCGCGCCAGCGCACGAACCAGGTCAGGTCATCCCGATCGGGACCGCTGCCCTCGATCGCCAGCCGAACACCATCCACAGATCCCAGGCTGGCGGCGAACGGCGTCACCGTATCGATCTCGGGCGGATCCAGCGCTACGATCGGCGGGCGCGGCGTCAGGTCAACCGACTGTTCCTCGGTCGCCGCATTCCAGTCATAGGCCTGCGGGTCGCCCAGCACGAAACTGAAGTCCACGGCGCCGCGTGAAAACGAAATCCGACCGCCGGTCTCGACCTCCAGCACCGCCCCGTCCAGGCCGAGGTCGGGCAGATCGACCGCGATCCAGCGATGGCCCAATGCCTCGACGGCCGACAGTCGCGCCTGCAGCGTCCCGCGCAGGGGCGCCTGCTGACGACGCAGCACCGCCTTGCCGACGCGCCGGGCCAGGGGGCCGCTATGGGCACACTCCAGCGGCAGATCCATCGACAGTTCCTTGCCGCGACGCGCGATGTCCGCCTCATCGCGCCAGGCCGTGGTGTCGACCAGGGTCCAGTTCTCGGCCTCGCTGACGAAACGGGGCACGATCTCGTTGCAGGCGTCGAACGCCGCAGGATCCCCCGCGATGTCATAGTCGACGATGTCGGCGTCCGTCAGGGTCACGGTCGGGGCGCGGTACTTGCCGACCCACAGGCGCACCACCCCGTGCTGATCCTTCAGCAGCTTGCCGTCACAGGCCGCCAGCAGCTTGTCCAGCGCCTCCTGCGGGTCCGCCGGAATGGCACAATAGTATGAGCCCCAGTACCGCTTTTCCGTGCCACCGGCGGCCAGCGGAATATCCTCATCACAGATGTCGGCCTCGCCCATCCAGTGAGCGATGGCCGGGGCAATCTCGGTCTCCCAGTCCATCGCCATGCCCGTCGCGTGCAGACAGTGGTCCAGGATCAGCAGGGCCAGGTTCGACTTGGTTCCGCCCCATGTCGATGGATCCTCGCGGTCAGCTCCCTCGTCGCGCGGATCCCAGACCGGATTCATCAGCACGGTAACCGACCAGTCCGGATCCCCATTCGGGAAGTCGGACAGCAGATTCTCTTTCTTGGCGTGCTTGTAATCCGCGCCCAGGCTCACCACACCGTCGCCGCGACAGGTCGACGGCCAGACGTCCGGCAGGGCCGAGGTGATCGCCGAATAGGCCGTCTCGGTCGAGGCCCCCAGTCGCCAGTCCACATGGATCAGGTCGCCTGAGCCGCCACCATATTCCGGGGACCCGACGACGTTCTGCGAGCCGTCCAGCGTCAGCACCTTGTCGTGCGACCAGACCTGCTGCACCGCCTCGATCGGGCCTTCCATCACATACAGGACGTCGAACGCCTGATTGTCCTTGGCCTCCCACAGCACGTACCAGCCGCCCATCTTGCGGCGGCCAGCGCCCCGGATGCGCGGTGGGACGGGCTGTTTCTTGCTGCCCTGCACCGCATCGCTGTCGGGCGTGCCCTGCAGCGACGACGCCAGGGCCGACAGGCCGACAGTGATCGCCAGCTGCGTCCCGTAATAGGCGACTGCATAGACGGTCTGCGCGGCGGCCAGGCTGGTGGTGGCCCCGGCAACCACGGCCGTGGCCTTGGCGGCCACCCAGGCGGCGACTTGCGGCATCAGATCACCTCACGGACACCAGGCACGGACGGCCGCCAGACCGCCAGCGCCTCGGCTGGGCCGAACGACAGGCCGCGCAGGCCCCGGGCCGCCCAGCGCTGCCCCGTACAGATTGCCCCGACCTCGGCCGGACCATCGGGGCCCACCACGGCCACCACACCCACATCCCCGCGACGAACGCCGTTCGTGACATCGACGCGCGGATGACCGGCCATGGCCACGGCCGCCAGATCCACAGGGCCGCCATACTGCTCGACCAGACACAGCGCCTCGGCCTCACCCGACAGGCCACGCCACTCGCCCGCCGGATCCGGCAGGCCCAGCCGCACCATCCAGTCCGCCGGCAGCAACAGACAATGGGCCGAGGCCCAGTCGAACGGCAACGCCGCCTGCTCCCGCAGGAAGGTAGCCAGAAGGTCCGGACCCGCCGCGCCAGCGCTCAAGCAGCGAGCCCTCGCAGGGCGAGCGGTAGCGCCAGGGTCTTCACTCAAGCAGCGAGCCTCCGCGAGGCGAGCGTTAGCGCCTCTCACTAGTTCGGCCATTTTCGCGTGGCGCCACGGCTCAGCGACGCGACCAGGTCAAAGAATCCGTCCGTGGGGTGCACCCGCCGCTGATCCGCCGCCGTGGCATAGGCCTTGATCCCCCGGCGGCGGGCATAGGACCCCGCGACCAGGGTGACCGATATCGTCCGGCTCCAGCGACCGTCCGCCTCTCGCTGGCGACGCACCCGAGGCTGGAACAGCTGCCCCCTCAGGGGCCAACGCACCCCGCCGACCGGGCGATACCGCGAATCCAGAACACCCCAACCCAGGGCGGCCGGGGCACCGATCACCGCGTCCCGGTCCAGAAGATATTGCTGGATCACCTCCGGATCGACGCCTGACAGCTGCAGCGTCAGCCCCTGGGCCTGGCCGTTCATCGCCAGATCAATGTCGGGCAGGCCTGCCGAAAATGCCCCGCAGCCCTGATAGACCCCACCGGACGCCTCGACCCCATCCGCCGGCAGGGCGCGCGAGTTGGCCGTCGCCGCCAGGCGCAGCACATCGCCGTCGATCTCGGCCCGCAGGAAGAAGGCCAGATTGATCCGCTCTGACCTCAGGATGTCGCGCTCTTCGTCTGTCATGTCAGGGCCTCGACAAACCGGGCCGTGGCCATGCCGTGCCAGCCGCGCGTGACCCTGGGCCACATCCCACCTTCCGGATCCTCCAGCCGCATGGCGCAGTGCGGATCGTTGAAGTTCAGCACCGTCCCGGCGGCATAGGCCCGGCGGAACTGGGGGCCGATCTCGACCGACCACAGCCCGGCGCTGACCTCTTCGACCCGGCTGGTGGCGAACATCGACGACCCCAGCAGGCCGCCGTTGTCGATCGAGAACACATCCCCGCCCTGCAGCGCCTGCCCCGTGACGATGCGGATCAGGGCCGTGTCGTCGTTCAGCGCGACCGCCTCTTCCAGCTCGGCCTCCATCGCGCCGGATCCGAACTCGGACCCGTCGCCAAACGTCGACCCGTCCGAGAACGGCACGGACGACACGCCTCCCGTCGGCGATTGCTCGACAAAGGGCACGTCCAGCCGGGCACCGCCCCGCATCCGCAGGGTCATGGCGCGCAATGCCCGATGATGCGCAGGCGTCGAGGCCTTCATCTCGTCGAACTCGGCCACCCACCAGCCGCCGCCGTCGGTCGAAATGCGCGCCGCCGGCAGGCCGAGGCTTGAGGGGCCTTCGATCACCGAGTCCACCAGCCGCCAGCGCAGGCCGACCGGGGTGAAGGGGCGCTGGAACGGCAGCCGATCGATCACCGTCACCCCCTCATCATCCGGTCGCCGCGTTGCTTCTCGGCGGCCGTCGCATCCACAATCGACACGGCGGCCGAGGCCCCGCGCGTGGCCCCGACCTGCGAGGCCATCCGGTCGCGGCGGTCGATCTCGGCATAGAACTCGGGCGTCATCAGATTGCCCGTGAAGTTATACGTTCGGGCGTCGACGATCCGGGCCGGGCCGGCACCCGCCGCCTGGGCCATCATGGCCATCGAACGCGGATGGCTGGCGACCTTCGATCCCGTGGGCAGCCAGGCCAGTTCCGGGCCTTCCTCGCCCACCCAGGTCAGACCGCCGCGCCAGTGGTCGGTGCCCGCCGCATTGCGGCCGATCCCGCCGGTGAAGAAGGCGCCGACGGCGCTCAGCACACCACTGATGCCGCCGGACTGGGCGCCCTGCCCCTGAAAGATCGCGGACCAGTCCATGTCGAACAGGCTGTCGATCAGCCGGTCGACCATGCGGTCGGCCGCGGACTCCAGCTGCTCGGCGACCGCGTCACCGATGTCACCGCGCCGGATGTCGTCGACGAAGCCCTTGACCCAGTCGCGACCGGCGCCCACGGCCTCGGCCGCGATTTCTTCCTCGATCTCGGACCGGGCGCGCGCCTCGCCGTCGCCATAGTTCAGGACCTCGCGACGCTCGATCTCCCGCGCGCGCTGCTGGATCCGCTCTTGGGTCTCCAGCTGCCGCGTACGCCGTTCGTCACCCGACAGCCGCGCCAGCGTCAGGGCATGCGCTTCGGCGGCCAGAGCCACTTCCCGGCCCATCACAATGACCCGGGCCTCTTCCAGCTCAAGCAGGTCCCGCTGCGCCAGCGCGCGCGCGACCGCCGTCTTCACCCCCGCCTTTTCATAGGTCTGGATCCGGGCGGTTAGCTCTTCCTGACGCTCCAGCCCTCTGGCAAAGGCTTCATTCCCCAGCAGCCGCTCATACTCGATGCCCTGGGTGCGCAGCAGCACATCCAGCTGGCGCTCCGTCGACACCTCTCGGGCCGCCACCAGACGCGCCTGTTCGGCCTCCGCTTGGGCACGGGCCTCGGCCGCCGGAACTTCGGCGTCCTCCAGCTCACGGATCCGGCGGGTGACCGCCTCCTGGTCCTCCAGCGCCCGGATGCGGTCAGCATCTTCATAGGCGCGGGCCTCGGCTATCTGCAATTCCAGCTGCCGGTCTTCCTCGCGTCGGCGGCGCTGTTCCGCCTCGCGGGCCTCACGCTCGGCCGCACGGGCGCCCGACCGGTCCGGCCGGTTGCGGGCCTCGCGATCCTTCTCCAGCTGGGCGGCCTGGTTGGCGGCAGCCTGGGCCACCTCGTCAGGCGAGCGTTGCCGCCCCCCGATCTCGGCAGCCAGGGCATCGCGTTCGGCCCGCATCCGGGCCAGACCGCCGTCGCCCTCCAGCGTCCGATCAAGGTTGCGATCAAAAGCGCCGGATCGGGCGCCGCCCCGCTCCACGCGGGCGATGTCCCGGTCCAGCTGCGCCAGACGTTCCGCATCGGTGACGTACAGCCACTCGCCGAACTTCGTCGTCGTGTCGCTGATCCAGCGGCCCAGGGCCTGCCAGGCGTCCGTCATGCCGTCGACATTGTCGGCGTGATCCTTGAGCGCGCCTTCCATCCCTTCCAGCAGGATCTTCTGCGCGGCCAGCTGGTCGCCCTGCTTCATCAGGCTGTCGATATTGTCCAGCGTCGCCTGATCGAAGATGCCCATGGTCCGCGTCAGTTCGCGGGCGGCCTTGTCCGGCTCGACCATGGCCTTGGCCAGATTCTGGGTGGCCTGTTCGGCATCGATGCCGAACACCGAGGCATAATCCTTGCCCAGGGCGATCAGGCCCGGAATGATCTCGCCCGCGATCCGGCCGGTCGCCAGATAGGCCGCGCCCTGTTCCCGGGCCGACTTGATCGACACCTCGCCCTGGGCCGCGCCGGCCCGCGCCAGTTCGTCCAGCTGTTCGGCCGTCAGGCCCGAGGCCCGACCTAGTCCGGTCACCGCGCGTTCCAGCGCCAGATTCTGCTGTCCGGCATCCCAGACGGCATAGCCGGCCACCGCCACGCCCGCCGCCACCGCCGTCACGGCACCGCCCAGCAGCAGCATCGAGGCCCGCGCCTTGATGCCCGAGGTCGCCAGGGCATCCATGATCTGCGGACCCTGCTGGATCGCGATCATGGCCGGGTTCATGCCCATGGCCGCCGTGACCAGCACGTCGGCGCCCTGTCGGCTCAGGTTCAGCCGGCTGGCCATCTGGTTGCGGGTCAGGCCGCCGGTGTTGCGTGCCAGCGCCGCTGTCGTGGCATCCAGCCGCCCCTTGGCCAGTTCCTGGCCCCGGGCAAACTCCATCGCCGTCAGATGCCCGCGCGCCTGCAGGGCATTCATCTCGGCCAGCTCGCGATTATAGCGGTCGGTCGCCGCCCACAGTGGATCGATCTCGGCGCGGATGGCGGCGGCGGTGCGGGCCGCCCGCTCATCGGCCGCATACAGCGTCCGTGCCGCGACATCCGCGCGGGCATTGCCGCCGGTCGAGACGCCGGTGATGCGGTCGATATTGGCCTGCACCGGGCTGCGCGGCGCCTTCGACGCCTCGGCCGCGACCTCGCGCAGCTTCTGAACCTGCCGATCGGCAGCGGTCACCGCCGCCTCGGTCGCCGTCTTTGTCCGGGTCGCGCCGCCGACCAGGGCGTCCTCGACCCGCTTGGCCTCGGCGACGACCTCGGCACCGCCCTCGGGCTTCAGCCGGATCGCGACCTGTTTCACCGATCCGACCATCGCCTAGCTCCAATTCCTGATTATGGCCGCCGTCGCCCGGTCGCCGCCGCGTCGGGCGACCGCGTCCAGATCCAGCCGCTTCTTCATCCGCACCTGCGGCACCAGGATGAACACCACGATGGTCCGACCCGCCGGGCCGTACAGGCGCGAGCCCCGGCCCCGTCCGCGATAGGGGGTGGCCGTCCCGCGCGTCAGCTGGGCCTGATCGACCACCAGCATGGCCCGCCGGCCGCCCAGATAGACGAACCTCAGCTTCATCCCCGTGCGGCGCTCAAAGCCCCCCGGGGTGATCCGCTCCTTGGCGCCGCGTCGGTTGATCGACTGACCGGCCGCCAGATTGGCGTCTCGCCTCAGGCCGAACCGTCCCGCCTCCGCTGTCGGGACCGCCATCCACAGGCCGTTGCGAGCCTTGATGGTCGCCCCGGTCGCGGCCGGGCCGATGATCTTCGGCGAGCGCGTCTCAATCCAGCCGGCGGCGTCCAGACTGTCGGTCCGCTCAGGAAACACCCGGGCCCGCCAGGTCTTCGGCAGGCGATTGCCGGCAAAGGCGCCCTGCGTCTCTCGGCGCACATCCTCCAGCGTTTCGGCCGTCGCCTGGACGATCCCCTTTCGCACCGCCGAGGCGCCGTCCGCCTCCATCATCTTCGCCAGGTCGGTCGCCCCCAGCCATTCGGACTTGAAGCCGGGCATCAGCGGGGATCCTCGGTCTCGCCGCCCTCATCGGCGGCCGATTTCAGGGCCGTGACCAGGACCGCCTCGATCTCCGGAAGGATCTCGGCCAGCAGCGGCGTCTGGATCTGCAGATGATCGGCCATCGACAGGACCGCCCCCATGTCCAGGGCGAAGGCCCCGGCCATCCCGACCCGCAGTTGGAACCGGCAGCTCTCAATCACGGTCCAGGCCAGCATCCCGTCATCGGTACGGGGCTGGTTGATCTCTAGCGGGCAGCCTTCGCAGGTTTCGCCGTTGATCTCCCGGCAGAACCGGCAGTTTTCTTCGCCCCCGCGCGCGACGAAGGCCGCGAGGGCGATGAGCCTTTTTTTTCCGCTTCGGCCGCCTGCTCCGCGATCAGCAGCGGCGTCACATACTGCCGCTCGAATGCCTCAAAGGCGGCGTCCACGCCGTTCATCAGATTGCTGATCGTGCCGGGGATGACGTCTTCCAGCTCGCCCGTCTCTTCGTCGGTGATCACCTGGTCCCGGGAAGGCTCGACAGGCTGGCCGTCCGAATCCCCGACACCCTCCCAGGCCTGGATCACGCGCTGGGCCAGAGTCAGGACATAGGTCACATGACCCTCGAAACCGTCACCGCCCAGGCGCACCGTCGCCCGGGCTGCCGCGCGGGCGGCCATGCGATCGGCCCGGGTGGCGGCGCGAACCTGCACCCGCACCGGCGGGTCCAGATCGGGCATCAGCGTCAGCCATTCGGGGGCCGCCTTGGCTGGGGCCTGGGTCACGTCAAGCATGGATGGTCTCGATCTCGGCTTTGGCCCGGGCCACGAACGCCGTTCGTCGCGGGGGCCGGACAGGGAGGGACGGTTGGAGTCGGTAAAGCCCCGCCGGCGAACCGGCGGGGCCTGCAGGGGCGCGCATCAGGCGCCCCGGCTTCAGTATTCGGCGACGTCGTTGACCAGCGTCACCACCAGCGACCGCTGGGTCGTCTGGTTCTCGAAGGCCATGGCCGGATAGTTGACGGTGATACCGCCCGGGCTGGTCAGGGACGCCGGGCGGCGGGGCAGGCGCACATTCTCCATCACATAGGTCAGGGAGTGGGCACCGCGCGTCCAGCCACCCCGCAGCGTCAGGGACTCGCGGGCATTGGCCTTGTCGCGCATGCGGGTGTCGGCAAACCGGACCGTCAGGTCCAGACCGGCCGAAAAGGCCGCCGGATCCGCGCCGCCGATGCGCCCGTCAGAGCGGATCGATTCATCGCGCTCAAGATTGTTGTTCGCGCTCAGGGTCGCGCTCTGCACATAGGCCAGAGGCACGCCTGCGTCCTCGACATAGCCGGAAAACTGCGAGAACCGCTCCCAGGCCCATTCGGCCGACAGGGTTCCGGACTGGCGCGAGGCGGCCTCGGTCTCGCCCTGGGCCACCAGATTGAAGCTGGCGTTCAGCAGACCCCCGCGCTGCTTCTGGATCGACATACTGTCGTACATCACACCAAAGTTCAGCCGCGACGACGGCACCTCGGGGTTCCACAGTTCGACCGCCGCATCCGGCAGGTCCTGGGCGCCGGCGGTAAAGACGTGGTTGTACGGCCCCGAGGCCGAGCCGCCCGCCAGCGTCGCCGCCGACCGGGTCGCATTGGACGCAGGAACCGTCGAGGCCACCAGGGTGACCGAGTTGCCGGCGGTGCCGATCGTGTCGTGGATGATCAGAAGGGTGTCGCCCTTCAGATTCACCCGATAGCTCATGGCCGCGATGTCGGCGTCGTTGGAGGCGTTCAGCACCCGGCACAGATTGGCCAGGGTGTCGGCCAGGGTCGCACCGATATCGACCTCGAGGTTGGCGGCCACACCGCCCGAGGCGACGAAGGTCACATCCTCGCCCGCAATGGTCAGGGTCGCGTCCTCTTCCGGCTGGGCCGAGAAGACATAGCTACCGGTCGCGGCCACGCCCTGGGTCGTCACCGGAGCCCCGAACATGCCCTTCAGGTGCAGGCCGATGTAGCGCACATCGACCCCGGCCGTCACCGAGCCGCCGTCGTTGATCGCCCCGTCGCCGCCGTCCTGGGCATTGCGCCCCCGGCCCAGCGTCGGATCATCCAGAATGTCCTGGCTTTCGCCCAGGTCGATGCTGACGACCGGCATCCCCCGAAAACCGGTGGCGGGCACGGTCCCGTACCCCGCCGTCGACCACGCCATTGCCACACCGGCGTTGGCGCCACGCGCGCGCTTGCCTGCCATATCGATCTCCTGTCAGATTCTGCCGCTACAGCGGCGAGGGGGTGGAATATTCAGCGACGACAGCGGCGCTGGCCTCGGCCTGGGCTTCCACGCCAGAGCCGTCCAGGCTGTCGGTCTGGGGGGCCTCCGTCTCCAGCCAGCCGCACAGACCGCCCAGAAAGCGATCGGCTTCGACCGCCGTGCGGAGGGACGCGAACAGGGCTTCCAGCGTCGACCGATCGGGGGCGGCGAACATCAGCGGAATCCGGTGCTGATAGGTGTAATTGATCGGCGACAGATCGACCTCGGGCTCGCCGGGATCACCATCTGTCATGATCACAGCGCCGCCCACGCCGATGCGGGTCGAAAAACTTCGGTTTCGGCCGACGTCGGCGCCGGGCAGGGTCGCGACCAGCAGGGCCTCGACCGCCGCCAGAACGGTCTCTCTCTGGCTACTCATGGGGCGCCACCTTGCACAGCCAGACGCCCTTGCGGTCCAGCGTCGGGGTCTCGATCACGCGCAGCGATTCTTCGGTCGTTGCACGGACCAGAACCTGACCCGCCACCGGTGCCGACACTTCGGACTGGCGGACTCTCACATAGCGAACGCGGACGACGGCCTGGCTTTCGCGCCAGCTCGCTTCCTCGTCCTTTTCGGCGACGCGGATCCGGACGGGGTCCGTGATCCCCGCCCAGGTCGCGTCTTCGCCGAGGCGGCGGAAAACGGCATCTTGTTGCCGCGCCACGGCCTCGGCGAAGCTCATGACAGCGGCCCTAGATGACCGAGATCAGCTTGACCTTGCCGACGGCGGCGGCCGACAGCTTGGCCTCGATCGCCACACCGGCCTTGGTGTTACTGGTCGAGGTCGTGGTGAAGACCTTGGCGGTGTCGTCCCAGTAGACCAGGGCGCCCTGGGTCCAGGCCTGGCTGGTCGCGGCGGCGTGCTCGAAGCAGCCCTCGGTGTCGCCGTTAAACGTCTCGCCCTGGGCCGCATCGGTCGAGGGGATGGCGATGATGGAGCCGATCTTGACGCCGGTGCCTGCGGTCACGCCGCCAGAGGGGGCGACCAGGTCGAGGCCAATGCCCCGCTTGATATAAGTACGCATCGTTCGCTTTCCTTGCGCTGGGTGGGGCCGGAGGGTCTGCCGCCGGTGAAGACAGGCGACCCGGCGCGCGCGGGCACGTCGGGTCGCCTGGGGTCATCGGGAGCGGAAAAGGGTGCCGGGGGCGCGTGCGCGGCCCCGGCCCAGGCGACGGGGTCAGCCGGCAGGCGGAGATCAGGCGCCGGCGTTGCGATAGGCGCCGCGGTAGTCGACACCGCCGAAGTAGAAGTCCAGCGTCACGCGCCAGGCCATCCCGTCGACGTTGAACGGCTCTTCAGAGATCACGCGCGGGCCGGGCGAGTCCGACAGATAGCCGTAGGACCAGACCGGGGCCTCGGCCGGATCGGCGTACAGCTCCCAGCCATTGCCGGCCACGGCGCCCTCGGCCACCACCTGCAGCTGGCCCGCAAACGGGTTCACCTCGCCCAGCACGACCGGCTGGATCGAGGCCGTCACCTGCTGGGCCGTGGTCAGCTGGTCGGCGCCGACCAGCAGCACCTTGGGCATCAGGTTCAGGACATTTCCGTCCAGATCCGTCTGCTTCATCATGGCCGCGCGGGCCGTGCCCAGGGTGGCGACGCTGATGGCACCGCCCGAACCGGCCAGGTTGCCGTGTGCCGAGTTGAACAGATTGACGTTGTCCGACAGCTTGGGACCATTGCCGCTGTTCAGCGCCTTGACCGCATAGGCCGTGGCGTTCTCGAAGCGACGGATCATGCCGCCGATCGAGCCGAACACATCGTCGAACGCGCCCAGATCATCATTGACGATCGCCTGTCGCGACAGGCGCAGGATGCGACCGAACGACCCGAGGGTGACCGACTCGCGGCCCTCATTGATCGTTCCGTTCTGGATCTCGCCATCCTCGGCATAGGCCTTGAGCGTCGGGAAGTCCCCGATGCGCAGCAGCTTTGTGGCCTTGAAGTCGGTCAGGTCGCGCCGACGGGCAATGGCCTGATAGGTCGGCTGGGCCGCGTTGTAGCGGGCCAGCAGGATCTTGTTACCGGCCGCCTCGAGGATCAGCGGGAAGTCCGACGTGGTGTGGGCGGCGCGCAGAATGGTCAGCGGGTCACGCTCGCGCGGGTTCAGACCGGCGGTGCGGGCGACAGCCAGTTCCAGCAGACGCATACCCATGAACTGGCGGGCCTGTTCGGTCGGTTCCGACCGCAGGGTGCGGGCGACCAGGGCATCCACCACGGCCGAACGGGTGGCCTCGGGGGAGTCTGCCGGAACACCGGCGCGACCGGCGCCACCGGCTGCCGGGGACTGCGGCGCGCCGCCCGTGGCCGCACGCTGCAGTTCGCCGGCTTCGCGCAGCAGGGTCGCGCGGGCGGTCTCGACGCTGATCTCCCCGCGCTCATTCTGGGCCACCAGCTCAGACGCGCGGGTGCCGAGACCAAAGGCCGTCGCATCGGCCGAGAACGACAGCGCATCGACCGCACTGAAGCGGGTCACGCCACCGGCGGGCGACGGGGCCGAAGCCGGGGCCGCACGAACGGCGTTCGTGGCCTCGGGGGCGGGTTGTTGCGCGGGCGCGGGATCTGCCGCGCGCTCGGCCGGCGGAGTGGCCGGGGCAGCACCGCCAGCACCATCGTCGGGGGCATAGGCGGGCGAGGCGAGCGCGGCGGCGGCCACGCCGCCCATCATACGGGAACGGATCATGTCTTCAGTCTCCTGGGTGGCGTGAGTGCCGGGGGTTTTGGAAAGGCCGGGGGAAGGGGCCGCCGAGCGCACCCCGGCGGCGGGGTCGGCGGGAACGGGGACCAGGCTGGCCTCGAGGAGTTCCCACGAGGTGGCGCGCCAGGTCCGGACTTCGGTGTCGGGGTCGATCGAGACCAGTTCCCACTTCTTGGGGTCGTAGCCGATCGACACGCCGCGCAGCTCGCCGCGCGAGACCATGCCTTCAGCCTCTCGACCGGCCGTCGTGTCGGCAAAGGTGGCCGTGGCCACCAAAGCGGCAACACCGCCGTCGGTCTCGAAGCGGGCGTTTGAGATGGTACCGAGGACGGCATTGACCTCCCACTTGTTGTGGGCGTTTAGCAGGGGCACCAGACCGCGCGTGACGCGGGCCAGGTCGATGGCCGAGGCCGAAATCTCCAGCTCCTCGACGAAGCCATAGCGGGTGACCGGCGCGCCGATCGACAGGACCAGATCGACCGAGCGGGTCTCGGCGGCATAGCTGCTGGGCTGAAAGGCCGCGAACCGCGCCTGCGGGCCTTGCGGCGGGTGGGCGCGGCGATCCTCGGTCGTGCCAGGCGGGTCGCGCGTCAGGCCAGAGGAAATGAGGGCGGCAGCCGAGGCCGCCGCCAGAATGGCGGTTTTCGTCATGGGGTCCCCCGGGGTCAGTCGGCCGAGGCCGAGTCCGTCATGCCGTCCTTCGGCATCAGATATCCGGCGGCCGCCTGCAGCACGCCGCTCTTCGTCACGCGGCGCGGGTCGGATTCCAGCGCCAGGCCAAGGCCGTCGATCAGGTCGTTCATGCGCTTGATCTCGCGCATATGTTCCTCGGCATTGATGCCGCGCTCGGCCAGCGAGCGGGCCACCAGCTTCAGACCGCTTCGGATCTCGATCAGCTCCGCCATCAGATCCTTGACCGGGTCGGCGTGGCGCCTGACCGGCAGCGCCCAGGTCGCCTTGACCTCGAGGAAGCGGCGATCGCCCGTCCGGGCCGCGAGGACCCGCATCCGGCGTTCCAGTGCCGGCTTGCACACCAGCGGAATAATCAGGTTCTGCTGGTCATCGTCTAGCAGGGTCCAAAGGCTCAGCAGGGCGGCGCGCAGACCCGAATAGTTGGCCTGTGACACATCCCCGGTCAGCACATGATAGGGCACCAGGCTGGCCGACACGGCGGCCAGCTGCTGGCGGATGAAATTCGTCCCGTCGGCCGAGGGGGCCGGGGTAAAGCTGTGGGCCGTGACCCCGGGCGGCGGCCGCAGGATCATGCCCGGCGTCACCGTCTCGATGTCCGGACGATTGTCGGACTGGGCCTCTGGATTGTTGACCAGGGGCGAGGACTCGCCCCCCGGCTGGGACTGCAGAACCATCCCGACACAGGCCGCGACCTTCTCCTGCAGGCGCCGCGAATCTTCGATGTCGGCCACGTCGCGCAGCGTCATCATCAGCGGCGCGAACCGCGAAATGCCCCGGGCCTGGGTGTGGCTCAGCTTCTCGAAACAGTGGTCGATGTAGCGCGCCTCGGTCCGGCGTGACGCCATCGACCGCGAAAAGATCACATCGCCCGGGTGCTCGTCGAACAGCCAGTAGGCCGCGCGGCGACGGTCGCGGAATTCGACACCCTGGACGATGCGGCCGCCGTCCCTTTGCTCGGTGCGGGTTTCGTCCAGATACTCCCCTTCCAGCCCGACGACCGAGCCGTCCGGCAGGCCATCCTCGCCGGGCTGCCACAGCGTCAGGCTCTCGCCCGGGCCGACAGCGCCGCGCACGATCAGCTTGCCGTGACCGTACCAGTCGACCTGGTCGCCGATCATGCTCTCGGCCCAGCGATCCCACTCATCCTGCGCCAGCTGCTGCACGACGGGATCCGCGTGCGAGATCATCGGCGCGATACCGTCACCCCAGACGGCGCCGACATAGTGGCGCAGGCCGCCAGCGGCGTATTTGTTGTTCCGGAACAGATCGGCCGCGCTGGCCGACAGGATCCGGAGGGCGCGGGCATTCTCCGCATTCTGGCTGGTCGAGGGCCGGCGCCAGCCCTTGGTCTTGCGGTTGCGGGCGGCCGCGTCATAGCCCCGGATCTGGCCGAACGCCATGCGCGCGGCTTCCCGGCGCACCGCCCAGCCGGGCGCGAAGGGCGCAATGGCCCCGTTCAGCATCCGCCCGAAATCCATGGATCTACTCCGGGCTAAAGCCGACGACGGTCGTACCGGTCCGGCGCGAGGGGTTGGCGGCCAGAGCCTTGCGGCGCTCGACCAGATTCAGGGCGCGCTCGATATCGCCGACGCTGCGCTGCGTGACGCGATCGCCGTCGCTTTCGACTGTCAGCTCGGCCGTCAGGCCCTGCTCGAGCGCAGCGGCAAGGGCATCGTGATCGACGGGCTCAGTCAAAGGTAAATCCTCCTGCATCGACAAAGCCGCCCGGCGCTGCGGGCGCGGGTGACTCAGGCTTCGGCGACACGGGCGACGACGGCGCCACTGCCGTCATGCCGGCCAGCAGATCACCCTGGTTCGGATCCTGCGGCGCATAGCGCTCGGCCCGCAGCCGCGCCCAGTCCGCATCCGACAGGGTGTCCAGCATCAGCTTTTCGGCCGCCGCATAGCCATAGGCGCGGCAGTCCAGGTAGTGGTTCTGGCGGCCCGGCAGGGGCTGCCACTTCTTCTTCGGATAGCCGTGCTGCACCACGGTGACGACGGTCTCGGCCGTCACCATCTCGAACCACTCATCCGGCGTGTCGCGGCTAAAGTGGCACAGGCCGCGCGGCCGGTGTTCGGCGACGACGCCCGTCTTTTCCTCTTCAGCGGCCAGCCTCAGGGTCGACCGCAGGAAGCCGTAGAACATCGACTTCACGCCATCGACGCCAACCAGATAGGCCTTGTCCTCGGCCTTCTTCGAGGCGAACCCCGTTCGACTGCCCTGACGCTCATACTTCAGGTTTTCACCCCGGCCGAGGATCGGACGGGTCCAGCCGGACCGGCCGAACACGACCAGCCGGTTCGGGCGGCGGCGGGCGTATTCCTCCGCCGCCTTGGTCTGATAGCCGCCGTCGACCACCTCCTGATCGACCGGATAGGCCCGGCCACCCGGAAAGATGATCGGCTGTCGCGACAGCGCATCCAGATCGGCCCAGGCGCCCTCCATCGGGACATCGGTCGCGCCCGGGATGAAACGCTGGTCCAGTGACCAGGTCTCGGCGTTGGGGCCATGACCCAGCAGCTCGGTATAGAGGCCATCGCCCTGGACGTCCGTCGCACGGGTCGTGACGATCACGCCCGCCGGCAGCTGGCCGCGCCCCCAGTCCTGAGACCGCAGCTTCTTCAGCCTCTCATAGTCGGGCGTCCCGCCGCGCAGCTCGAAGGCCGCTCCGCGCGTCAGCATGGTCCAGCCCATCAGCTTGAACTGGTCCCCGCGACAGCCGACGAACTCGACCGCCATGTCGCCCCAGGTCTGGAAGCTGGTCAGCATGCCGTCGATGTCAAAGCCGCGCTTCAGGCTCGATGGCATGCGGGCCCGCAGGCCCTGATAGTCCTCCTCGCTCAGCACCAGCGGCACCGGGTCGCCGTCGATCTCTTCCGACAGCCAGCAGTCCGACCGGATCATCGACAGCTTCTGCCAGTGCTCGATCTCGGCCCCGCAGCAACGCGGGATCAGGGTCGCATCCTCGGGCCGACCGTCCGGCCACTGGATGTCGCGCTCCCCGTCCGGCTGGGGATCCCAGACGACGACAAATCGCGAGGCACAGTGCGGACAAACATAGTAGGGGCGGCGGCGATCGACCCCTTCGGCCGTGAAGGCCGCATCGATCTTGCTGGCCCCCTTGATCGTCGGCGTCGAGATCTTCGCCCGCTTCGACAGCCCGCGTCGGCGGTAAACCTTCAGTCGCTGGTCGACCATGCTCTCGGGCGAGCCCTGGCCGTCCAGATTGTCCGGAAATTGGTCGAGGTCGTCCTCGACCGCATAACGCATGGTGCGGGACCGCAGGCCCGCCGCCGAGTTGCCGCCGGCCAGCGCCACATAGGACGATGACGTCTTGAACCTCAGCTTGTTCTTCGTCGATCCGTCCCCGGTCGCCTCTCCCAGCGGCCGGATCGTGCCGCCCTTGGCCGGGTCCAGTCGGGGCGTCGCCTCGATCATCGGCCACAGCTTTTCCGCCGACCATTCCAGCGCCGCCTTCAGCGTGGACTGCACGAACAGCATCGGGCCCGGGGCCAGGTCCGAAATATAGCCGATCCAGTTTTCGACCGCCGCCGTGCCGCCCGACTGGGCGCACTTGCGGATGATCACCTCTTCGCAGGGATCATGGGGCGAAAGCGCATCCATGATCTCGACCAGATAGGGCGCCGTCTCATGCCGCCAGCGCCCCGGGATCGGGGCATCATCGCTGAACCGCCGATAACGGGCCGCCCACTCCGAAACCGACATCCGCTCGGCCGGGCGAAACCCGGCCGCAAAGGCCTTGTCCAGCTTGCGAGCATTCTCCGCCAGGATCTGGCCGGTGACGCCGAAGGCATCGAGATCGAACGCCATCAGCCGACCTCCCGTTCGTCAACCTCCTCATCGACCAGGGCCGCGTCGACCTCGGCCTGGACGGCCGCGTCGTCCGCGTCGGCGTCCTCTTCCGGTTCCTCGGCGATCTCCCCCGCCGTGATCTGGGCCGCCAGATCGGCGAAGGCCCGTTCGACCTCATCCTGCATCTTCGCCACGATCGCGCGCGGATCCTTGGCCGAGGCCAGCCATTCGGACTGCGTCCGGATGATCGACAACACCCGCTCCCGCGACACTCGCGCATATTCCGACGCACGCCGTGCGTATTCCTCGATCGGGACCAGGTCGCCGGCCCGCCGGGCATTTTCCAGCAGCAGCTTTTCGGTCTGCTGCCGGATCAGATCCGTCCGCACATCCGCCAGGCTTCCGCCCGCCGGCTCCGCCTTGCCCGGCGCCGCCATCGGCAGCTCACCTTGCGGCTGGCTGTCCGCCGCCTTCGGCCGTCCCCGGGCCGGGTCCAGATAGGCGTTCAGCTTGGCCTCGGTCCTCGGCACGTCGACCTTGATGACGCCGTCCGCCGGATCCTCGGCCTCGACCACCCAGCCCTTCTTCACCCAGTTCGAGACAGCCGACTTCCCGACGCCCCTGCGGGCCGCGAAGTCCTTTTTGCTCAGGAAGCGCGGCGGGTTCACAGGGTTCAAAATCCGATTCACGGCCCAAGCGCTGCGAAATCGCGCTCTGCCCCACCGTATAGGGGGCACCCCCCGGGGAAGGACCCGCGATTGAGGGCAAGGCGTTGATTGATCATGAAAAAACCCGCCGGGCCGGGGTGGCTGGCGGGTTCTAGGCGCAAGTTCAAGCGCAGCGTTGTTGTGAACCTAACTGCCTGTGATTCGCAAGCCCCCCACGATCGACAGCACGGCGGCCACCGTGCCGAGGTCCTGACCCAGGCGCTCAGTCATGACCTGACGCCGGTGGCCGCTGCGCGACAGCGAGCCGATGGTGCGCCCCTCCCCGGCCACGGCGCGCAGCACGGCGACACGGTCGGGGCAGCCGACCCGGGCCTCGACAGCCGTAACCTGAACCCCGGCATAGGCGCGGTGCAGGCCATGGCGAACGATGCCGTCCGTGCTTGACCGAGGGGCCGAGCCCTCACCGATGCCGCCCAGCTGCGATCCGATGGCGGCAGGCCCCGCTTCCTCATACAGCGCCCGATAGGCCAGCCCCGTCGCACCTTGGCCGGGCGTCAGCGTGCCCACCTTGACCAGCGACAGCAGGCCATCGCGGCTCTTGATGCGCACCGCCCCGGCATCGTTGAACGCTTCGACCCGCTCCCCCCTCGCCTGGGCCTCATGGATGACGGCGGCCAGGCTGGTCTTCAGCTCATTGCGGATCATCTCGGCCATGCGCCCCGCTTCAGCGCGGTCCTCGGCCGAGCGCTGAGGATAGGACATCGCCGCCGCCCGGCGCAGGATGGCGTACTGCCGGGCGTCGGCGCCGATCAGATCGGCCATGGCATACAGGTGCTGGGCCAAGGGCTCCCCCGCTTCACGATCTCGATAGGTGCTGGCAGTCATCGAACGGCCCCGACATCGACCGTTCCCACGCCGTTCCCGGCTGTGTTCCAGTCTAATCTATTGAAAGAGTTGCAATAAAAGAGAGAGGGAACGCGCGGAACGCAGGGAACGCACCTGTGGCGTCGTGCGCGCCCGCCCATGCGCCTGCACCTGTGAGGCGGGGGCGTTCCCCGCGTTCCCTGCGTTCCCTCGGCCCTTTTCGCGTTAAAATTCATGGCCATCACTGGGAACGCCATTGGGAACGGACGAGGGAACGCGGCGGGATGGCTTCTCCAATCGGGGGGCCAGGGGGACGGCCAGCCCGCGATGCTTCTCACCCGGGCCATAGTGCAGCGGCTTGACCGGCCAGGTCCTGTCGTCTGGCCCCAGCTGGTCCAGATATTCCAGCGTCGACCTGTGGTCCTTCCACTGGGTGCGGGCCGTGATCCGGGTCAGCCCCGGGTGCTTGTTTGCCACCAGCAGCCACGGCCCCGGCCGCCCGTCCGGCCCTGGCCCTTCATAGAGCCGCAGGCCGTGGTTCTTAAGCACCGACAGGTTGACCTCTTCATTGTCCGCCCACTTGGCGATCATGTCCCCGATCGTCAGCTTGCGGTCGTTCGAGTGCTGATCCGTTGGCCAGGTCAGGATATGCGCCAGCAGATCCGCGCCCGGGTTCGACGCGCCCTGTGTCTGGTCCCGCCGTTCCAGCAATGGCCGCCAGAACCAGACGTCGGATGCGGCCTCCTCGGGGGTCAGGGGGGCGTCGGTCATCAGCAACCGCCTCCCCGCCGCCAGGGCCGCGATCAAGTCCGCTGTCCGGGGCGACTCCTTCGCCTCGATCAGCGCCGCCTTCATCGTCGAGACGTCGGCATGATAGCGCCGCGCCCCCAGCAGCGCCCGGGCCAGCAGGCGGGGCGCCAGATCTCGCGCCCGCGCCGTGGCCGCCAGGATCGTCTCATCGGTCGCCATGGTCCGGGTGCGGTCCTCGGGCGGCAGGTCCGACTCATTCAGCGCCAGCAGCTTGATCTCCGCCACCCGGGTGGCCAGCGCATTGTCCAGCGGCGGCGGCAGGATCGCCGCAAGGATCGCCGAGCCCACGGCGGTTTGACTCGTCACCCCGCCGCCGACATCGCCCATCTTGCGGTTCTGACCCGCCCCCGTGGCCATCAGGCGCAGATAGTTCAGCACCTGTTCCACAGCGCCCGGCGCACCGTCACCCTTGTCGGCCTCGGCCTCATCGACCACCAGCGGCCGGGCCATGCCCGCGATATCCGCCCGCCAACCCGCATCGGAAAAGCTGTTGATCAGATCGCCCGACAGCGACGACAGCAGCGCATGCACCAGCGTCATCAACGTCGTCTTGCCCGACCCCTGCAGCGCCCGGATCAACAGGTGCGGCCTGAAGTGCGGAACCGCCCCCAGCAGCGCCCCGATCAGCCACCCGGCCAGCACATCGGCGCCGCTCAGGCCTTCGTCACCCAGGGCCTCGAAACGCCACATATCGAACTGGTCGCGGACCCACTGGCCATCGGCGGCCGTTGCGGGTTCGCCGGGCCGGGGGGCGGGGGGGAACAGCCGGTATAGCGGGCCCGAGGTCGCCCTCAGACTGTCCAGGATCGACACCGCCGTCATCGACCCGTCGGGCTGATAGCGCAGCGTCTCATCACCCTTGTGCAGCACCACCTCGCCCGGCTCGCCCGGCCAGACGCCCAGCGAGCGCATCACCCGGCGGGTGTCCCACTTGCCCGCATCCCGGCACTGACGATTGAACCAGACGGCGCACAGCTGGGCGGCAAACTTGTCGTCATCCGACGACCGCCAATAGGTCAGGAACGCCTGCCCCGCCTCACAGCAGAAAATGTCCGTCTTCAGCATGCCGGCGATCTGCCGGGCCTGTTCGCACCGGATCTCGCCCTGCGGCATGGCAAAGAACACCTTGCCGCCGTCATAGCCCAGGAACACGACCGGGCACTCGGCCAGCGGCGGCTTGGGAAACACCCCCAGCTTCCGCTCGGTCTCGGTCTCATCACCGGCCAGCGTATCGATTGGATCGTCCATACTCACGCGGTCTGACCCCAGTGCTGAACTTTCAGTCCGTCAAAGGCTTGCGAAATCCACGCCTCCAGCTTCGGCCCGGCTGCGGCGCGACGGTGACCGTCCTCCGTCACCGGCAGTTCGACGGCCAGACCGTCGGCGATCCAGACCTTCATCTCGGCAGGGCTCAGAGCATGGCCGCAGCAAGCCGCCCGACGCGGGCGCGATCGCGAGCCGTCGCTCCATCGACTGCCAGAGTAGAAATACAGCCCGGCACCGCCCAGATCGCGGCCCCACGGCGCCACCCCGGTCATCAGGATCATCGCGATTGCATAGGTTCGTTTGGTCGTTTTGACGGTCATGCCGACGCCTCCGCTCGCGCCTGATGGCGGCGCAGGTAATCGTTGAAATCCATGCCCGGCGGCGGGGCGATCGCGGTCGCCCGCGCATCACCGGCCGTGCGCCAGGCCGCGACCGACATCCGCGCACAGATCCGCGCCCGGGTTTCGCCATCCAGCTGCACCTCACACGGCCGGGCCAGACCGGATCGGCCCCGGGGGCGACCGACGCGCGTCCGCACACCCCTCAACAGGGCCATGTCCCGATCAATGCCGATCTCGTTTCCGACGATGCCGGGCCAGACAAAGGCGCTGCCCGGCCGCGCCGTCAGCGTCTTCAGGTCGACACACCCGTCGTCATCCGTCGCCAGCCGCCCCTGCAGACGATCCAGCGACAGCGCCGCCCACGCCCGGGGCACCACCCCGTGCCGCAACAGCGACAGACTGGCCATCGAGGCCGAGGTCTCAATCCCCTCCGCCCCGACCGCACCGGGGCCGCCCTGCGACCCCAGCCCTTCCAGCCAGGGCGCATCCGGACCGATCAACCACGTCCCGCCGGCCTGGCCATCCAGACCCTGCGGCCCCCACATCACCTTGGCATTGGCCCGGTCCTCGGGCGGGATCGGCCGGGTATCGACCGCCTTGCCCGACCCGTCCGGCAACAGATAGGTCCCATGCACCCCGCCGGTGGCGACCGGCCGGCCATCCGGCCCCGCCACCACCACCAGCGCCACCATGGCCGGCGCCGTCTCCCAGCCCTTGGCCGCAGGGTCCCAGAACCAGCGCGCCCGGGGATTGAACCTCAGGTTCGGCCCGATCGCTGCCAGAACCGCGGCCTCAATCCCCCGCCCGGCCAGATACGCTTCGGCCGGGCTGCCGGCGAACGCCACACCCCCGCGCCAGATCTCGGCCGCATAACGGGCCTTGCGCGCGGCGGCCTCGGCCGCACTGTCCGACTGGCGCCGGGGCGTCGCATCCAGGGCGGGCGCATCCAGCCGCTCCTGCCACAGGCCACCCAGCAACCGCTTGGCCGCCTCGACCTGGCCGACGCCCGCCAGCTCGGCTTCCAGCGCCACCACGTCCCCGCCCTTGTCGCATCGATGGCAATGCCAACGCACCCCGTCGCGGATCTTGAAACAGCTGCCCTTCTTCGCGCCCTTCATGCACAGCGGGCATGGCCCGACCCGCACGGCGCTTCCGCTGAACCGGCCCCCGGCCACGGCCTCGATCGAGATCCGCTTGACCGCCTCGATGATGATCTCGGGCGTCGCCTTCATCGCGCGGCCTCACGAACGGCGTTCGCGGGCTCACCCACGGCAAAGGCCAGATCCGACGGCCGGAACAGCCGCGCCTTGGTCCCCGGCGGAATATCGACGACGGCGGGGCGCAGCATCACGCCCCCGCTCGCGTCCGGCACCCGGGCCATGAACCGCCGGGGCCTCAGCACCGGCTTCATCCACAGGAACCAGGCATAGTTCGCGGCCGTCCCCCGGCGGGGGTCATACACGGCCCGGTGCATCGGCATCCGCTCGCTGAAGGGCGCAAACACCGTCAGCCGAGGCCCCGCCCCATCGGCGCCGCCATACATCAGCCCGTGGCGCGCAATGCCTTCCAGCGTCCGCGCCGGGGCCAGCATCGCCACCCCCCGCCGGGCCAGCGCCCAGGCCCGGGCGATGAACCGGTCGATGTCGGAAAACGGCGGATTGGTCGCGATCCAGTCGGCCTGGAACGGCGCCGCCGCATCCCCCGTGAAATCGTGGACGACATTGCCGTCGTACAGGCACGCATCGCTGGCATGCACCACGTCGAAATAGTCGCGCAGCCCATGCACCATATGCCCGGCCCCGCACGCGCATTCCCACGCCGACCGCGCCAGCGGATCGAACCGCCGGATCAGCTCACCCCCCGCCCGCGCGCCCCACGGCTGCGTCGGATAGAAGTCGATGTCGTCCCCCTCGGCCGAGGCCCGGTGCGCACCGCTGAACATGGACGGGGCGGTCATTTGCCACCCCCATATTTCCGCTTCAGATCCGCGACCGTCCTGCCGGTCATGACGGCCAGGTTGAACCAGCTGACACCGGCGGCGCGCTTCGCCTCGACGAACGCACGCTCGGCCCGCTCACCCGCCACCGTCGCCGGATCGTCCGGCATCACGGCGGGGCGTTCATAGACGTCGCTGCTGCGTTCGCCGTGCCGGGCCTGTCCCTTTCCACCCCTCACGCGCGCACCTCGGCCGACGGCGGATCCAGCGCATCGATCAGCTGGGCCGGGTCCAGATCGAACAGGGTCGCCACCGACTTCAGCGGCCACCGCGCATCCAGAAACCACGCCGCATAGCGGACTGCCTGCGGCCGTTCCGTCAGAAGGGGATTGACCGACGGCGTCACAGCCAGAACCCCCCGCTTCGGGCTTCGGGCTTCGGGCTTCGGGCTTCGGGCTTCGGGCAAGACCGCGTCGGCACCCCGCTCAGCGGCTCCATGAACCGGCTGCGCGCACCCACGGCATCGACCGGCCCGATGGCCTCGCTGATGGCCAGCAGCTGATCCGTCGTGAAGCCCGCCTTGCGGCCCTGGCTGGGGGCGACCTCGGGACCATGCAAGGCGAAGATCCGGGCCAGGACCTGAGGCGCAATGCCCATCCGTGCGCGAACCCCATGCGCGGCCAGCATCCGGGCCTTTCGCCCGGCCGGCGCGTTCCCCCGGCTGGGCTCAAACGCTTTCGCCGGATCGACCCCCAGCAGCATGCACGCCGCCACAATGGCCCGCGCGGCCTGCTCGGCCGAGATGGTCCGCACCGATCCCGTCATCCGTCGATATCCTTCCGAAACGGCAGGCCCGGCTGCGGCTCACCGGCCGCCAGAACCACCCGGCACGCGCCGACCAGACGCCCGATCTCGGCCTCAAGACCGACCCGCTCCTCGCCCGACATCCCGCCAAAGTCCTTGCCGAGCCGGATCAGCCGCACGAACACACTGTCCGCCCCGGTGTAGCCCACGGGCAGAACGGCCTTGCCGGCCTTCTCGGCCGCCACCACGAACGGCAGCGCGCCCACCCCGTCCGGGCGGCACGCCTTCTCCGCCCGCTTCAGCAACCGGCCCAACAGCCGCAGATCCTTGTCCGAAGGCCGGGGCGCGACACCCCGGCGGAACCGGTGGCGATGCGTCATGACGCGCCTCCCGCTTCCGGCCCATGCTCCGCCGCCGAAGGGGCGCATGACCCCTCCGGCGACTCGGCATCTACTCCCGGTTCCGACACACAGGAGAGATCACCTTGGATCCCAACGACCCGACCATCCCGCCAGACATGCACGATCTGGCCCGGATTTATGCACTCGAGCACATGGTATCGACGCTGTACCTGCTGCTCTCCATCCAGATCGCGGAGACCAAGGGCATGGGCTTTGCCCAGGTGGCGACCGAGCTTCGAGAGAACGTCAAGGGATCGATGACGGAGGGCGACTTGCCCCCCGCTTTCCTCGCCCTCATGCGGCATCATGCGGGCAAGGTGCTCGATCATGCCGTCGATTCCGCGCGGACGGCCGACGAACTGAGCGGCGCAGGAAACATCGCTGGCTGACGCGGGGCGCGGCTGGGCCAGCGAACGGGCAAGTATGGTAAGAACCCGGGTCATCGGCTCGCCTCCGGCCCTTGCTCCGCCGCCGAAGGGGCGCATGCCCCCTCCGGCGACTCGGCATCTACTCCCGGCTGCGAAACACAGGAGAGATCAGGATGACCAAGGGCCTTCTCGACGACCAGAAGATCGACTTTCCCTGCCCCGAGTGCAGCCGCAAGGTCGCGGCCCGCGTCGGTCAGCTCAAGCGAAGCCCGACACTGCGGTGTCCGGCCGGGCACAGTTTCGACGTCGACGCGAAACAGCTTGCCCGGGACCTGAAGAAGATCGACCAGGCGATTGCGAACTTCCCCAAGACCCTCAAGTTCTAGGGCCTCGGCCATCAGCGCGACCAGCCGGTGCGGGGGAATGCGCGGCACCGCGCCCTCGGCATGAAGGAACGGGGTCATTGGCCCGTCTCCGGCAGGGCGCCGATTGAGGCGGGCATGGGGTTGCGGGTCAGTGCAGCCGGGTACCAGTCAGCAGCCCCGACCTCCCCGTCGGTGAAATCAAGCACGTCGCCCATCTGCACTTCGCTGGGGATAACCCGGCGGTCATGGGCGAACGGCAACAGATAGCGGCTCGCGGCCTGCGGGCTGATCTTCCACCGCTCCGCCAACCACGTCGGCCCGAGGCCGCGCGCGTGCAGCCACGAATGCAGCTTGGGGCGGGGTTTCAGCGGGGGAATGTCGGACATGGGGCGGTCACCTGATTCGCGGTGACCACGATAAACAAACTTATTCGGTGGATTTTGCAACTGTTTGGTTTAGAGAAAACCAATCATGCTGTCGCTCGCCACACGATCGGGGCCTGTTCAGGATGGTCGGGTCATGTCCCGTCCGGTTGAATCACTCCTGTCCGACGACACCGCCACCCTGCTGGGCCGGGCGCTGTCCGTCCTACGCCAACGTGCGGGCCTGACCCAGGACGAAGCGGGCGAGCGCGCCGGCATCAGCGCGCAAGGCTGGGCCAAGTACGAAAAGGGCAAGGCCCCCTCGATCCACTATCCCAACCGCCAGAATGAGCTGACCGCCGCCCTCGGCATGACGGTCGCAGATCTCGAGCGTGAGAAACAGATCCTCAGCGGGCGCGGCGGCGGCACCGTCACCGACATCCGTCGCTTCATCGAGCCGCGCGAGGCCGAGCTGACCATCCGCGACCGTGTTCAGGCCGGGGCATGGCTCGCGGCTGATGACTCTGACCAGTCCGAACCCCGTCGCTGGCCCTTTGCCCGCGACCCGCGCTTTCCGCATGCCGAACAATGGCTGTCAGAGGTCGTGGGCGACAGCGTCGATCGCCTCGGTATCTTCAACGGCGACCTGGTCCACTGCATTGATGTCGAGGGTTCGGGCTGGGCGCTGCAGAGCGGTGCCATCGTAGAGATCGAGCGCCTGCGGTTCGGCGGCTCAGAGCGCGAACTCAGCATCAAACAGGTCGAGATCACGCCCCAAGGCATCCTGTTCTGGCCCCGATCCAGCAATCCCCGCTGGACCGAACCCCTGTCCCTCACCGATGGCGCGGGCGACGATGAGTTCGAGGTCCGCGTTCGGGGCTTCGTCGTCCAGTCGATCCGCCGGTTCTAGCTACAGGCCCGCATTCCCCGCGTGCTCGATTGCGCCGTAGATGACGACGCAGTCGAGCGGATCTCTACTCCCGGCGCCATACTGAACCCACGTATTGTCAGCTGGTATGCGCCACAGCCACGCGCCGCGCGCCGGGCTGTAGGCTTCGTCCTCTCCATACTTCTGCTGCAGGAAGCGTTCGATATCAGGGCACCGCCCCTCCTGCGGACGAAGGTCGACGCGGCTCAATCGGCCATCATGGAAGCGAAACTCCACCGCAAATCGAAATTGACCGAAGGCGTAGCTTCCCGTCGCCAGCAGTTCGCCGGTTGGCCTCAACCCATCGCCGTCACCGGGCACGAGCTGAGCCGACCCGCCCGATGCCGCCACGACCTCATCGGGCGTCATTCCCCAGTCGGTGAACTGCCAGCCCGGCTCTTGTGCCAGCAGGGCCAGACCCAGCACCAAGTGCATAAACATCGCGGTCCCTCCAATCGGGACCACCTTAAGCGCGTCAGCGGCGCGTCCTATAGGCAGTTTGGTTTAGCCCTACCTGTACGATCCAGTTTAAACCGCTTGGTTGACGACCCAACTGTTTAGTTACATTGTGCGCTCGAATCACGGAGCGCTTCGCCATGCTGTCCAGTTCGGTCTCGAACCCTTCCTCCCCCGCCGCCACGTCAAACCCGGTCGCCCCCGACGAACGCCGTCCGTCGCCGGTCGACGCGGTCCTCGACTATCTGTCCGGCGATCCCGCCCGGTTCGCCCCCCGGCCGATCCAGCCGCAGGACCTGGGCCGCGCCGCCGTCGTCTTCGACATCGGCACCGCACCGCCGACCCCGACGCTGGATCGATGGCGGGCGTATCGTCAGGCGACGAACCGCAAGATGGGCGACGACACTTGGGCCGGGCCGCGTCGGCCGCGATGGCCCGTCAAACTGGCCCGCGCGCTTCAGGCACGCCGCCGGGCGACCGGTCGGATGCTGACCGAGGCCCAGATTTACAAGGTCATGCGCCTGCAGCGCGTCATCCGGCGGCCCCATCGCCCCCGAACTCTGACCTTCATCGAAATGGCGTGGCTGGCCGAGCTAGACGCCACCCCGCATCTGCCGAACGATCGCATCTATCTGGAGTCCGATCGCTGGCTCGCGGGTTTCCCGGGCCGCGCGCTCGGCACCGTCAATCAGCACGTCGCGCGCCTCAGTCTCGCGCGCAGTCCAGACGATGACGCGCCACAGCGCCTCGGTCTCGGCGTCAAGCAGGTCTATCCGCTCGCTCAGCTGCTTGAGCGTTTCTCTGGCCATTCGAATCTCTCCTCTGTTTCGCAACGTGGAGAAGATGCCGAGTCGCCGAAGGGGTCACCCGCCCCTTCGGCGGCGAAGCGCCCTCAGGTCGAGGGGGTGGCCCAATGACCGCCACCGTTCACCGCCTTGAACCGGCGCGGCGTGCCGCTGGCCTTCCGCCGGTCAAGGTTCGTGCCGAACTCACCGCCACCCCTGACGAACGCCGTCCGTGGACCTACCCCGACCCTTGGTCGGGCGTCGTGTGGATGCCCACTCCGCGACGCACACGCCCGGCCCTCAGCTGGTCCGTCGCAGACCTGGTCGGCGCCACCAGCCGCCTCTTGGCCTGCATGCTGATCGCCGCCAGCCTCTTCATGTCGGCGGTGACGATCGCGGCCGTCGCGGTCGGGGGCGCCTGACATGGCCCGTCCTGACCTCCTGCCTGACATCCTTCCGGCCCTGTCCGCCGACACCGTCAGGGGCCTTGTGCGTGACCTCTCGGGGTCGCTGGCCGCGACCGACCGCCCGACCAGTGCCGCCGCCAAGGCCATGGGGCGGGCCCTCGCCGTCATCCGCGCCGAGGAGCACCGGCGTCTCCGCGCTCCAGCAGCGAGGGACCGCGTCCCGAGCGATAGCGCCAGCATCCGCGCTCAAGCAGCGAGCCTCCGCGAGGCGAGCGATAGCGCCAGCATGGCGTCGTCGTCATGACCGCTACCTTCATCACCCGGGGTCATGTCGCCCTGCCCTTCCCCTCGGCCCAGGCCTTGGCCGCATGGCTGGTCACGCGCGCGGCGGGGGCGCCGATCGAACTGCTGCCCCAGCGCATCGCCCACGCGGGAACCCCGGCCGACGCCCCCATTGACGCCCTGGCCGTCTTCACCCGTCGCCCCGTCACCAGCACAGACGCGCGCGGCCGCACCATCACCACCATGGCCGACGTCTGGCACGGCTGGGCCACCGACGGCGCCGCCGACCCCGTCGCCCTGCAGGCTGCAATCGACGCCCTCACGACGCCGGCCTCGGCCGAGACCCCGGCGCTTGCGGCACTGCCCCTCGCGGGGGCCGCATGACCGCCACCCTGCACCCGGCCCACGATCCCCGGTCCCCGGTCACCTTCCTCGCGCTCGACGCCCTGGCCGCCCACCTGATCCGCCAGCGGCCGGGCCGCACTGTCGAACTGACGGGCACCCAGGTGTCGGACAGCGGCGGCGACCTGGTCCAGGCCCTCTCGGCCTATGCCATCCGCCCGCGCGATCGCACCGCCTTCCTCGACGATCCGGCGGCCTTCGATGCTGACTGGCTGGGCCTGATCTTCGCCGGGCCCCAGGCCTGGACCCAGCTGACCGCTGCCCTCACCCGCATCCGCACCGCCGGGGGGCTGGCGGCATGACGGCCTTCGCTCTCGTCTTCGGCCCCATCTGCGTCTGGATCGCCTGCGGTCAGGCGCTCGACGCGGCACAGCGAAGTGCCTTTGCATGGGCCATGGCACGCGGGTTGATCGCGGCGCCGTTCCAGACAGACGTCGCGCCATTTCAGGCCGTCTGTCGTCGCAAGGCGGGCCGCTGCATGGTCGCGGGCTTCGCCTGGTCTCTCGGCGCTGCCCTGTCGGCCGCCGCCATCGGCTTCATCGCGGGGCGGGCCCTGTGACGGACGCCCTCACCCCCTCGGCAACCGACCGGCGCATCACCGTCGCCGTCCAGATCGCCTGGGCCGAGGCCCAGGCCAGCCAGCATGCCCGCCTCGCGGCCCGCGCACAGGCCAGCAGCCCCGTCCGCACCAAGGCGCTCGAGCGCGAACGCATCGCCCGGGCCGCCGCCGAAAACCTCCGCCGCCTTTCCCGACCCCGCAAACCCCGGAACCCGTCATGACCGCAGCCGCCGCCCCCCAAGTCCTGGCCCGCGAAACCCGCAAGCCCGAGTTTCCCGCCACCGTCCACGCCTATACCGACGCGCTGCAGCTGCTGCGCGACACGCCGGGCCTGACGGCAGATCAGATCTCCGATCAGACCGACCGCCTGAAATGGAACGTCAAACGCGACCTGCACAAACTGGTCGACGCCGGGGTGATCGAGGGCAAGGGCGGCGACCACGGCGACAAGGCCTGGTCGCTGACGGCCAAGGGCACCCGCTGGGTCGAGGGCATCGACGTCGCCAGCGGCCGCGCGCAGGCCGGCGGCGAAATGACCGCCCTTCTGGTCCAGCTGATCCCCGACCCTGACCAGCCACGCAAGACGTTCGACGAGACCGAACTGGGCGACCTGATCCACAGCATCCACACCAAGGGCTTGCTCCAACCCATTCTGGTCCGCCCGGCCGGGGCCAATCGCCTCCACATCATCATAGCCGGCGAGCGCCGCTATCGCGCGATCAAGGCGCTCGCCACCGATGGTCTTTGGGCCGCCGACAAGCCCGTCCCCATCCGCATCGCCTCGCCCGAGGATGAGGCCGAGGTCATGGAACTGGCCCTGGTCGAAAACACCCAGCGTACCGACCTGAACCACATGGAACTGGCGCTGGGCTATCAGCGCCTGGCCGACCTCGGCCGCTCGCCGAAACAGATCGCCGCCGTCGTCGGCCGCACGAATGACCACGTCACCCAGCACCTGCGCCTGACCCGCCTCGAGGCCGAGGACCAGGCCGCTGTCGCCGCCGGCACCCTGCCGCTGCATCAGGCGCTGGAGAAGCTGCGGGCGCCGAAGGGCGAGGCCGAGCCCGTAGCCGACACGCCGGCCGGACGGTCCGCTGAATGGACGACGCACGACGTCCACAAAACGCCCTTCGGCGCGCGGGACGGGGACACCGAGCCCCTGATGACCATCCACATCCTGCACGACGGGGACGGTAGCTTCCGATCACTGTCCCGCCCAAGCCTGCCTCTTGGCGCGCCCGCGTTTGAGAGCCTCAGCTATCGCGCCGAAGGTGCGGCCCTCCATGCCGCGATCCATTATCTTCGAGGAATCTGTGTCGCCGAAGACCCCCCCCGCCCCGCCATCGAATGGCTCGACAAGCTGCAGGGCCCGCACGTCGTCAACGGCGTCGATTGCTTCAACGCCGCACGCGCCCAGGAGCGCCGCTTCGCCCTCGGCTGGGACGAACGCAAGGCCAACCACTCCGCTCAAGCAGCGAGCGACCGCGTCGCGAGCGATAGCGGCAGAGAAACTGACCCCGACGAACCGCCCCTGCCCTTCGACGCCGCCGAGCCGAAATCATACCCGGATCTGTCCCCACGCGCCCGCCTCGCCCTCATCGAGCTGGCACACAAGGTCGGCGACGAACGCCGTCCGTGGGGCGATGAGGAAGGCGGCCGCGTCGGCGCCAGCGTCGGCTCCTACTGGCTGGACACCGCCCACAGCGAACTGACCGCCGCCGGCCTCGCCACCTTCGCCCAGGTGCGCGGCGGCCTGCCGCCCATCGCCGCCCTGACCCACAAGGGCAGCGCATGGCTGGACAGTCAGGGCTTCGAACTGCCGGTCACCGAAGCGGCCAAGGAAAAGGCCCAGATCGCCTCGGGCCTCGAAATTCACGACTGGCCCTATGTCACCCCCTGGCTGGCCCAGGTCGCGCAACCGGCCGAGGCACCCATCGACAGCGCTCAAGCAGCGAGCGACCGCGTCGCAAGCGATAGCGCCCAAACCGACGAAGCCGACGCGACAGCGGCGGCCCTCGACGAGACCATCCTGGCCCTCGTCGCCGCCGACGCCGAGATCCTGACCGGCAATCCGGCCAAGGTCTTTTCAGATTTAGGGATCAGCGACGTCCGGGCCAGCGCGAGCAATGCCGGTCTGATCATCTTTAGCGGCCCCGACAACCAGCCGGTGACCCACCTGACGGTCGATGTTGACGGCGAACTCCCCGACAGTCGCGCCGAGGCCCTTGCCGGCCTGATCGCCCACCAGCTGCGCCAGGTGCTGGCATGACCCGCCGCGACCCCCTGTGCTTCACCGCCCCCCACCCCGCCGCCTGCGACTGCCCGTCGTGCCAGCGCATCCGCGACGGCCTGCCGATCGACGCGCCCGCGCCGCGAACGCCCGAGAATAGCCAGCGGGTCCTGACGCCCGAGGATGGCAAGGGCGGCTTCACCCGGGGCCAGCGGTCATGACCACCACCCCGCCGACCATCCTGTCCAGCGACCACACCCTGCAGCCCGGCGGGCGCTGGGAACGTGTGCTGACCGCTATCGCCCATCAGTCCCTGACCATCGGGGCCCTGCTGCGGGCGACCAACCCCGGCAAGCACCATCACCGGGCCGAGCGGCACCGCATCCTTCGAGCCCTGGTCATCATGTCCCATGTGGGGCTGGTCACCCGCGTCGAGGGCTGGGGCTGGACCGCCACGGCCGAAGGCCGCGACGCCCTGACCGCCCTCGACCTCGCCCGCGCCCACGATCCCGCCGCGCGCGCTCAAGCAGCGAGCCTCCGCGAGGCGAGCGATAGCGCCAGCATCCGCGCTCAAGCAGCGAGGGACCGCGTCCCGAGCGATAGCGCCCAAACATGCGAGGCCGCCTGATGCGCCCCCCGTACATCGAGGCCGCCGCCCTGCTGGCCGGCCACGGACACCGCCTGCCCGACCCGACCATCCGTCAAACGATCTGGAGCCGACACGCCATGACGCCCGCCCCCTATGCCCTGCTGACCCGGTTGGACGAACGCACCCGCCCGACCGTCTTCCCCAGCCTCGCGGGGCTTGCCGCCCACATCGAGCGCCAGCGCCACGGCCAGGAACTGGAACTGGTCGAGGTCGAGGATCTGCACTTCCTCTGGCGCACCGCCGGCGGCGCCCAGGGCATCGACGCGCCCGAGCGCGACCTCGGCGTCCAGGTCTGGACCCGCCTGCTGGACGGCAGCCGCGATCGCTGCCTCGGCTGGGCCTGGCTGAACGGCGGCGGCCTCGAGGTCCTGCGGCAGGCCCTCTACACCGCCGCACAACGCGCCGAACGCCCCGCACCCCAGAACCGCCCCAGCGACACCCTGCGCGCCCGCCTCGCCTACCGCGACCTGGTGGCCCAGCCCCGCCGGGGGGCCGCGTGATGGAACTGGACGCTGTTCACCGCCTCAACAACCAGGTCGATGCGGCCGCTGTTCGCCTCCACCGGCAGACCGGCCAGCCGGTCATCATCCTCGGCCTTGCCGAAACACCGACGGGCCAGACGGGCGCGGTCTATGCCGCCCACGGCCCGACCCCCGGGCAACTCGAGTTCGCAATCCTGGCCCTGCTGATGAAGCTGGAAAGGGAAGTCGCATCAGGGGCCGCCGAAGGCTGCGACGACTGTCAGGCCCGCTATCTGCGCGTGTCATCGGCTGTCGCGGCGATCAAGGCCGGCTTCCCCACCGGAACGCTGCCGGCAGGAGGTACCTGCTGATGCCGCCCCTCGACCCCATCCCCGGCCGCCACCCGCGACTCGTCGCCTGGGCCGCCGCCTTCCGCCGTGCCGGCTATTCCCTCGCCCGCGTGGCCCAGCTGTTCAACATCGATGTCGCCGAGCTGCGCGACGCGGGGGTGTCGTGATGCAGGGCACCCAGCAACCCCTTTCCCACCGCGCAACCACAAAGGAGAACGCGCATGACTGAAGCTACCCTGAAATCCCCGCTGATCGGCCAGAAGGTGATCGTCCGGACCTATTCGGCCGGCGTCCACATCGGCGTGCTCGAGGACAAATCGGGCAAGGAGGTTCGCCTCTCGAACGCCCATCGCCTCTGGTACTGGAAGGGCGCCTTCACCCTCAACCAGGTCGCCGAAACCGGCATCAAGTCGGGCTCCCGCGTCGGGGCGCCCCTTCCCCAGCTGGAGCTGACCGAGGCGATCGAGGTCTTCCCGATCACCGACGCGGCCTTTGCCACGGTGGAGGCCCACATTGACCGGCAATAACACCTCGGCCGTAGCCGGCTACGGCGACGGCGACGGCTCCGGCTACGGCGACGGCGACGGCTCCGGCTACGGCTACGGCGACGGCTCCGGCGACGGCGACGGCTCCGGCTACGGCGACGGCTCCGGCTACGGCTACGGCGACGGCGACGGCTCCGGCTACGGCGACGGCGACGGCTCCGGCTACGGCGACGGCGACGGCTCCGGCTGATCCC